CGCGTCATTACCAGCTACATCAAATCTGCTGTTTGGTAAAAAATTGGAATGGGGATTCGGATTCCCTGTTGGTACTAAAACCCTATATACATCAGGTATAGTTATAGTTGCCCCAATCATCTTATCACTAAATCCAGAGTCACCACTAACTTTTTCAAATTCCATTGAATTATCATCATCTTGACCAGTTGTTGAATTAAATGATATTCCAGTATTTGTATTTGGGCCAGGTGTGGGTGTATATTTTACCGTTCCATGAAGTTCAAATAACCTATCAACATAACCACTATTTTTAATCTGTTGTGGTCTTATTTCTATTTCAGTTCTATCTTTGGAGAGTTTTGAAATGATGTATTTATCCTCAACAGGATTAACAATAATAGAAGGATTTGCAGCAGATGTAAAAACTCGTTTCCCACCTACAATCTTTGATTCAATTTCATGTTGAATTATTTTCAAATTCTTATCTATAAAAAGAGTTTCATTACTTCCAGCAATTGGTCTATAGAATATATACTCTACTCTCCAACTGTCATCAGTAATAAAATTATCTCTTAAATGTTGACCTATATCTAAATTAATTTTATTTTGGTTTAAAATAAAATTCTCATAAGATAATACATAACCATCATATAACTCTTCATTTGAATCATACACATTCAGAATAGCATAGTCACCTACTACACCAAAATTATTTTCTTGGGTAGTTGGTTTTACTAATATATTTTTATCTTTATTTGATAATCCTCTTCGATTAGGCATCTTATCCCTTAGCCACTTGATTGTGCTTCTTCAATTAAGTTTTCATATAATTTTATTTTTTCTCTAAGTACCGCTTCTAAATTAACCAAATCTTCATCTGAGGGTGTTGGTTCAGTTAGTTTAAATTGTTTGAATTCCATTTTTTCTTTTAATACTGATTTCAGAAGAGGTTTATCTATCACACTTTTAATATTTAATATTTGAGATAATTGATAATACTCTTCAGTAGAATTGTTATCTTCATCCGAAAAACTAATTAAAAAACCATTTGTATCTCTGAGTAAATTAGTTTCATTAACTTCTCCTCTATTCAAAGATGCCTTTGTAAATGCATCTTCCAATTGTTTTTCTCTTTCTATATTATCTACATCTAACATATTTTGATATGTACCAGATAACTTGGAAGCACTCAAATAATTAGTAGCCATTACGACCTCACTACTTTGAATTCATATCCATCATCAAAAATCAATTCTTGTTTATCAGCACCACTACCACTTACAACTTTAATTTGAAATCTATAATGTCTTTCTGGTTGAAATGCATCAAACCATATATTAAAATAATTACCTGACCCATCACAACTTACAAGTGAACCTGTACTGAATGGAATTATAACTTCTTCCGTACTTGCATCTTTTACAGAATAATAAGTACCTTGTCCCATTGCACCACTTCCACTTGGTAGATGTTTAACAGTAAGGGCCTTGGGTGTAGTTTCAAATCCTCTTTCAGGATACAACTCACGACCACCAAATCTAATTCTTGCTTTAGATTTTTCTCTATATTCAGGTCTTAAATTTTTAAAATAAACCGTTAATTGATCTATTTCAGATGATGAAACAGGTGCCATCCAAGTTGACCCAGTTGAAAAACTTGAATCATCCCACTCAACTTCTAACTTTGGTGAATAGATTGTATTGGTTTCTCTTGAGAAATATTTTAAATTACCATAAAATGTAGTATTAAATTCTGCTGATCCAGTACTCGTGGTAGGATCAAATGTTGTTGTAGCACTTTGACTTGTAGGTAAATTTTCTCGTTTAATTATAAAACCATTATTTGGATATACTGAACTTGAGTAAATATGACTCTTAACTAAATCAGTTACGTCCATTCTAATATCTTCAGTCTCATAACTCAATGCATAAGATGAACTAACATTATATTCAGCAGCTGTTGCACCTATACTTCCAGTAAACCAAGTACCACCTTGTGTATCACTACCACTTACCCATTGTGTTGCGGTAGTTGCATTATCACTATACTTCCAACTTGCTCCATCAGTTCGTGAAGGATCTCTACTATAATATCCAGTTCCTGCATCCCAACTTTGACTCACAATATATGCATATAAATCTTGTTCTACTGCCAATTCAGATGATTGTGCATCATAAAGATTTATATAGTATTTTGCAGTACTCGGTATAATTCCATCTTGTATTGATTTTGAAATATAATTGTAACTGAATTTCATCAAAATTCTCGACACATCAATTTGTGTTCCGAGATCATTCATATCTTTTCTTACTTCTAAAATCTCATCAAGTCCTGTGTTTATAGATGAACTTGGTGTTGCTTCATAAAGTGTTGTATCTGCTATTGGGTATTCGAAATAAAACATTACATATCTCCTACTACTCTACCTTGTATATCAGAATTTGGAAACTTCACTTCAAATATACTTGGGTCTAATGATGGATATATTACACCATCTTTGGTTGCTGAACTTATATCATAAACATAACCAGAATACCCTTGAGAGTGTCTCCACTTATTTTCTATCAATATCATAGACGAATTAGAATCACCAGGTGGAACAACACTTGCTACTCCATCCACTAAAGAAATTTTATATGCTATATCACTCAACACAATTGGTTGATTAAATTGCCATTTCTCAATATCAAAATGTTTCTTCACCTCTTCTACACAATTAAACAATACTTCATTTTTATTATGTCCCCGTTGAGTAATGATTGCAAATTTAATTCCAATATTAATCATATATCCATCACGAATATTTATAGCATCTGTCATCAATCTATATTGTGATAAATACGTTTTTATATTTTCTTTTACTGCCGTATTTAATCTTACTAAATTTTTATTTTTATCAAACCCTAATGTATATAAATTCATTGCTAATGGATTTGGAATTTTACTAACTGGTATTGTTACTGATTGTCCATTTACCGAAAGAACTTGTTCATTTAGTAAAGCCTCATCTTGTACTATATATGCCTTAGCAACATTACCAAACTTTTGTGGTAAAGAATAAACTCTTGTAATATAATCTTCTTTAGTAACAGTACGATTTTGTGTATTAAAATATGCTAAAGCATTTTCTCTAATTTCAAAATCTGATTCTCCATCAGAACCTCCAGTTGCTGGTTCTGGATTTTTTTGTACTAAACTACCTTTCATAGTAGTAACATCACCACCTACTAATCCACTTTCTTCAAGAGTCCATTTAACTTCTCTTTTATTTAATATCTCATTACTTAATACATTATCATTAATTGAACCACCATAACTATATTTTATAGTTAATGTGGTGTTACTTGGTGATAAACCAAATGTTCTTGTTTTCAAAAAATTACTTGGATCATATGACGTATCAAGTTTAGTCAATCCTGTTGCCAAGGATGAACCTACATTATCTGGATTTGGAATTATCTCTTCATCTGGGTTAGATGAAACTCCTGCACCAAATCTTAATTCTGTTTTACCATCACTACGAATGTATTTTGTAAATCTTCGAGAACTTTTTATTAACTTTAATAGGTATGGAGTATCATTTGAAAACCCAGATAATTCTGGATCACTGTCTGATGTATTTGCTACTGATTCAAATACTGTATCTTGTGCCAAAAATGGAACTTCATACCATTTATTATTATCACTATCGATTACTGAAATTATATGAATAACTTTTTCATTACTAAGTACAATTTTATTAAACTTTTCAGCTCCACCAAAAGTAAAGGTTTCAGATGTTTTTTTTCCAGATTCTACAATTCCTTTTTTAGTTAATCTATATTTTATTGGAATTAATCCATTATAATCAGCTATCTTTACATCCATCTCATCAAGTGATGATGATACTTTAAAATTTATATCATCTAATAATCTAAACTCTGAACCATTTGATGCACCAAACATACTATCTGCATTAAGTATAGGTGCATAATCTAAATTTGGTCTATACGTACTGTCATCATCTGTAGTAGCAGGAACTTCAACACCAAAATTACAAATTGCTGTTGCTGGATGTGAAAGTTTTGGCGTATAACCATATGCCTGAGCAATCTTATAAATATTTTTCTTTTCTTCGGCCGAGTGTAATAAAGATTCTCTAAATTGATTATCTACATAATAATTCATTATATCACCAACATATGCAGCCATCTCAATAAACATCATTCCAGGTGATGATTCATTAAAATCATTATATGTATTTGGAAAATATGATTTTGCAAACTCTATAAGATTTTCTCTTATCGCAGTAAAATCTCTACCGAGATATCGTATTTCTTTTGATACTGATTTTTTATTTATTCCGTAATCTGGCATTTTATATTCCTACATTAAAATTAAATGATATACTTTCAACTGAATCTGGATCCTCAACATCTACTGTATACTCTATTGATAATATTATTTTATTATTATCATGTTCAGAAAAAGAAACAAATACATTGTGAATTGATATATAAGGTAGCCAAACAGAAATTGCATCCCTAACTGACTCTTCAATAATGTCTGAAGTATCTTCAGTAATAGGGTCGAATATAATTCTATTTACATCACATCCGAACTCTGGTTGTCCAACTCTCTCACCTTTTCCCGTAAGAACTACATTTTTTATATTACTATAAGCTTGTTCCTTGATAGTTCCGGATTGTTTAAAATGTCCTGTATGGCCATATTCTATTGGAAGAGTAACTCCAACAAATACATCAGGATTTTCATTTATTTCTCTTACGGTTGACATTTATTATTTACCTTTTTTGTTTATCACTTTCATCAAATCACTATAATCTCTTGTCATAGCATTTACAACACCTTCGGGTACTTGGTCAACTGACAATCCAGCATCCTTAATGGTTTTAACGGCCCCCACTTCTCGAGCCACTTCTTTATTTCCACCACTTCTCATCATATCTCCATAACCCAAAGTCTCAGCCATTCTTGTGGAATCAAATGGTTGACCACCCAAATCTGGATATTCATCAAACTCTCCATTACCACCACCTTTATTTCCCTCGATACCACCAATGGTTTCATTTAAAATTTGATTCAAAGTTTCGTTAGAAGTAAAGTGTTTTTCTTTCTTCTTACGAACTGGTTTTCTAATAGGTTTAGATTTTTTTGAAGATACCGCTGAAGTGCGTTGTTCTCTAATAAGTATCTCGTTCACTTGTTTTTTTACTTCTCGTTTAACTACTTCTCGTATTATTTTTACAAGATCATTTTTAGTCATAATAACTCCTATTATTACTTTGTTTTTACTATCTTACTTAAATATGGGCCGACTGCTATCACCTGAACCATCTCAGAATTTAATTTTTGTAATTCAACATTTTGTTTTACTAATTTAGCTGCTCCTGGTGCATCTCCAGCTGCAGTTTTAGCTGTAGCCGTTACCGTATTAACTCCAATAAGTACAGTATTCTTTTGAATTTCTGCCTTTAAAAGTATATCAAGTACTTTTTTTAATTCTTCACCAAGTACTCCTGGTTCTGTTGCATCTTCCCCACCAAATTTTATATTACCATTATCTGGTGATTCTATTACCGTTTCACCACGAGCTCCAATAGAAATGTTACCACTACTTAATATTCCTATATTCCCATTATTTTTTGAATTTAATATAATTCGATTGCTATTAATAAGTATTTCTGATTCTGATTTATCAGAGAAATTTCCAACTTGTGGTATAAATGCTTGACTGTATTCAAGTGGTGTATTATCAGCAAGTAATATTGTAGACTTATCATTATCAATATCTTCTACTACATTTGTACGTCCTGCTGTTAAATGTATTAGTGACGAGTCCTCTTCGGGTTCGTTTACTTGATTGCTGCCAAGTCGTATTGAATTTCCGAATCTACCATCAATAACAGTATCACCCTCAAATGGTATTGTTTTACTTATACCTTTATTATCAAAATAATCACCTTGTTTACCTGGCTCTGGTAATATAAATCCAGTTTCACTAAAATCAGTATCTCTTGATTGTCCTACACTAGCCCCAAATCTGTCATTATTACTTACAATACCATCATAATTAATAGTTGAAATATAAAAATAAGATTCTGAATCTTTCTCAGCACCATAATTAACACCAACTATTAATTCTCCAATAACTGGTACGGTATAAATGTTTGAATTCAATGGTTTAAAATCATGACAATTATCTATAAGTTCACCTTGCTCAGAATAAATAAATCTTGCCCGTACAGCACCCAAAAAAGATAAATCTGGATCACCTGAAGATAATAATGGAAAATTTTGATGAAAAGGATTAGTATAAACAAACAAAACCTCTGCAGGTTCTAATTCATAAAATTTAGATTCTGATCTAAGTTCTTCAATTAATGTTAATGCAGAATCGTAGGTTAATAATTCATTACCTTCACGTCTGACACCATCATCTTTGATATCTGTCCATGCCATTTAATTTTCTTTCGATTGTGTAATATTATCTGTAATACCCTGTGTTCCTTTTGCTACTACCTCTATATCTTTTAATAACTGTTCTTTTTCTTTATCACTCAAACCAAATTCCTCATCAGAATCTCCTTTTACGTGGCTGGTAGCAATTCTCTGTACAACTGTTGCCAATTTGACAAGTTGTTCATCATTCTTTACATTGATTTCTAAATATTCTTTCAACATTGGAATGATTTGCACAGCGGTATCGCCGTCTTTTATGAAACCAACAACTTCTTTCATCAAGACTTCTAATTGTTCTTTATTTCGTTTGGAATTGTCGTAAATGTCTTTGAATACATCTGAGAGGGTTTTTCCCTCGAATACTTCAAAATCTATTGCCATAAGATTACCTATATTATTACAATAATAAATATTAAATATCCAAAAAATAGTCGTATATAAATATATACTGGAATCGTTTATAAAATATATACAATAGTTATTATTGTCGGAAAAGTAACCGACATATGACAATAACTAACGGGAGAAAGACCAATGAAGGAAGTCATAACACTCGTCAAAGGGTGGGTAGACGACATAGCTCATCTATTAATGTCCTTTGTAGCCATTGGTGCTATTTCTGAAGTAATCTTTGGAAGTGGAATCTTTGGTGTAAATGTTATCGGTAACCTGACATCTATCATAAACAAGTTCGGCGATTCTGGGTTCGCAGGACTCGTCGCATTGTTGGTGTTAGTGGGTTTATTCCGTAAGTAGTACTAATCGGAAAAATAATTAGGGGAACTATTAATTTATTTCCCCTTTTTATTGCCTAATATAGATGATTGATGATAGTGAGATTGAATCTCATTATCATTACTTATAAATTATAAAAAACTACCAGTGAATTTGGTATCTACTGAACCACTAAATTCGAAATTCTTTTTTAATATAATATGATGTTTCTTCATCACATTAATTACTCGTGTGATATGTTGTGTATTAGAATCTGTCATCTCTCTAATTAAAATATACAATGCCTTTTTATTAAAGTTATCAATTCTATCTTTCATATCAATCAACTCTACAACAGCATTTGCAACATCCAAATCTTTCTTCCGTTTAAAAACTATAGTAAGATTATTTTTCCAATACTCAGCCAGAATAGTAATATACTCCATATTCATTTCTTTTTTATCTTTCATCTTCATTTCAGTCGTAGGATTTCTTTTATAATCCATAACCGAATATTCATCGTGCTGTTTCATTCTTTTATAATTGTTATTATTATGTAGAATCAAATAATTTTTAGCAACAATACTAAAGTATGAGAAGGCCTTTCCCTTACCCTCAGTAAACTTATGCATGTTCATATAGAGGAAGCTAACCACCTCATGCTTGACATCCTCACTTGGTACATCAAAGTAATAAAACTTAAATGTATGTATGATATTTTCGGCAAGTTTTTCAAAAGCAAACCGTATGTGTTCATTATAAATTCGTTCTCTCATATGTGGACGAGTTTCCTTATTATGTCGAACTATGGCATTTTCTGTACCTTGTGTGAAATAAAGTTTCTTCTTTGATTTTGGTCGTGGCATTTATATATCCTTTTCCGTTATTTTATTAAGTTCATTAACTGTTTCTTGTATACCTTCAAATACTGTACCGATTTCATCATCGGATTCAAACTTACCCTCTGAATCTAATATATCGAGTATTTTCTTAGTATCAAGTATTCGTTGGGAAAATTCTTCCACCCAACTTTCTAATCTTTCAACTTTTTGCATTTGATTATAAGTTGTATATCCAAGTGTTAATGTTGATATTATTGTTATTCCAAATAATATTTCTAAAACCATTTCGTGCTCCTTTGTTCTTGTTCTAATCGATTCATACATATTTCGTAAACTTCTGAATCAATTTCTGAACCTAAAAAATTTCTTTCTGTTTCTAAACATGCGACTGCTGTAGTTCCTATTCCAATAAATGGATCGTAAACTACATCATCCTTTTCTGTATAATTTTCTATACATCGTATCACCATATCCTTAGAAAAATTGTAACTGTATCCTTTATAGGAATGGTGTGGATGAAACCATATATCATATTTGAATTGTTTAGTGTTTTTAGATTTGTAATTATTTTTACCATAACACAAAACAAATGCGTAATTATACCGATACATATTTATTTCTTTAGACTTTTCCCAAATCTTTTCATTCAATAAATCATAGCCTAAATCTTTCATTATTGAAGTTACATATTCATGTTTTGGAATTGTCTTTCTTTTATATCTACGATTACTAACCACAATTGTTACTACATTTTTATTTGGATTCAATTTAGAATAAATGTCTTTCATCCATCCAAAATATTTCTCATCATCCACTATTGGTGTCATTCCTAATTCATCATAATCGGGTGGTGAGAAAAAAACATAATCATAACTTATTTCTCTATTAGAAATTGTATTTAAACAATCTTCATTAAAGATTTTATTTTTCACCAAATAACTCGTCAAATAAATCTTTAGCGTTATCACCAGTGAGTTTAGTTTCAACTTCTGTTTTAACTGCTTCTTTTATATTGATAACAGACTTTTGAACTGTCTCTTTAGATTTTGTTTCTCCATATTTCCATTCAGTAAATTCTGCTCTTGTTGCCATATGGTCAGCCCAATGAATCAAATATGGTAAACTTGTTTTAAAACTATTTTCTGGTCTGAATGTTTTTAAGTACTGTTGATTTGATTCATCATACATTCCATCACTTACCTTGATTGATAACCACTCTACCTGGGAAATCTTTATATCAAAGTGTTGTAGTAAATATAATGCTCTATCCGTAACACTCATATATTGCATTTCAGAATTTTGTGTGAAATGCTCATTTAGTTTCTTCCGTCTCCAATCATCTTCTTGTGGAATATAATATTCATACTCGGTATCACCGACCTTACCTAAGTCGTGGTGTAGTGCACAAAATACAAGTTGTTCTTCTGTGAAATCAAGTACTGCACCAATCTCCTCATATACCTTCATTAGTTTTTTTGCCGCGTCGGTAACGTGTAAAACATGATCTATATAACCACCAACATAACAATTATGATAATTTGGTTTACCACTTGCAGGTGCCACACACATTCTATCCTCAAAAAATTTATACATCTTTAAAAGATTTTCTTTGCGTTCACCTTCAAATGTTTCTTCAACTATGTCAATTACTTTTTGATAATTGTCCATTAATTGCTGTTCTGTTAAATTTTTCATAACCTATTTAACTTCTCCTTTGGTAATTCCATCCTATGCTGATAACTTCCTACTGTCTGTACAATACG